TAATGGTTCAGTTCGATCAGGTCTACGGTTTGAGTTGGGGTGGAAAGTGGTAGAAACAGAATTAGCCAAACCATTGTGATCATCCTTGCATCCAGATCCCGTAGCACTCCGCAAGACTAATCCTCGGCTTTCCTAATCGCTCACTAACCGCATCATGCACCAGCCAAGTCCATTGGAAAAATGCCTCGGCGGATGTGAAATTCGGTGGATACTTGGCTGTTTCCGTTTTCCAGTTTTCAGCACAACCGCAGCCAGTTTTTTTCAATCCGCGTTTCCAAATGCGATACCACACTCGCGCCTTGTTTGCGTCCCAGTCGTCCCAATGCTTGACTGCGTAATAGTGCAGCGGTGCCCAATGGTTGTAAGTTGGTCCAAGTGCTAATTGCCGCTGTTGCTTTGGTGTCCGTTCCCATGCGTCAAAGTAGTCTTGCCTGCTTTGGCAAAGTGCATGTAGGTGTTCGTTTTTAATGCGGTTGTGTCGCTCGCAGTACCCGGCTAACGGGCATTCGCATTGAGTGCTCATGGGCATTCAGTAATGGTTACTGACCAAGTTGGCTGAGGCTCCGTTCCGTCTGGCCAGCAACCGTCGCATATTCCAACCTTGGTTCCTGTACCAATCACTACATCAAATTCATCAAGCAGGTCGCAAGTGGTGACGGTGCCCTGCAAGACACCAAAGTATTCCAGCAATATTGGATTGCAACTCACAGTGTCAGGTAACACTCTAGCGTCCATGAATACTGGCTCAGCGCTGGCATCTGTCGGGTCGGTGTTTGGATAATCTAGTAGTGACAAAGCAAGCGGTCTGTCTGTGTCGCACGAAAGCACGAACCACTGTTTTCCAGAGCTTGCTCCTGGGCACTCAAAAATATCAGAATACCAACGCTTGCGCTGTGAGGACGGATTAAATACAGGGGTCGCTCCTGATACGTCAGGATTGCTCAAATGTAAAGTGAGAGACAAATCGTCAATACAACATGTTAGGTCAAAGTCATCACGGGTAATGGTCAGTATCAAGCATTCCGGGATGCAAGCGTAATCGTCTGAATCCGATGGATTGATGCAAAAGCATTCACACCGGGGGCATCTCTTGTCAGACTCCCAGTGAACATAGTATTCCCAGTTGTCGAAACGTCCAATGTAAAGTCCTACGGCACCTAGACCACTAGCAAGTGTGTTCAGTCCTATCGGAGAACAAGTGTGCCAAACCACTCCGCTGCCTAAAATTGTGGCTGTCCACTCAACGTCTGAAGCACAGATCACCATCGTGTAGTTTGTGCCTGGGCTACAGAACCAGACATCCTCTCCAGGATGCGTTGTAACATTCATTATTTCCGTCGAGGTATTGATGAAAAACCTAGGTTCTAATCTTCCTGTCGATCCATCATATTCAAATCTAATCCAGTCATAATCTGACGAACTGCGATAGGCACAAATAATTCCAAATGAAGCATCTCCCGACTCAGGCATTACTAGATCGACGACTATTCGAGAGTTGTATCTAGCTGCGACTTCTACTGGTGCAGGAGGTATCAATGTTGTGATAATAGGACCAGCACTTACGTTGTTTAGTTCATCATTTTCTATTTCCCATTCGCCACCCTCAACGGACCAGTTGCCAGTAGGTGGATTGGAGTCTGCCCTATCGAAGTTGTCTTCACCAACTAAGCAGTTAACATCGCAACAGCAGAATCGTGGAGGCATTATGCACACTCATCCGCGTAAGTGCCTGAGCTAGCCGCACAACAGCGATTGATGGCGGCCCAGTGGCAAGGCGTGACAGTCTCGCAATCAGCCTCCGCATCAAGCGACCAAAATACCATCTCAGTGGCCCACCCGGTGTATCCAGCCATAGACTCCACATCGAAGATACAGCCTGAGTGATCGACAACATTGACCGTTGTACCAATCAGGCTTGAGCGACTGCATGGAGCGCCTTTGATAACAACCGATGCGATAACCAGTCCGTCATAAGGTCCGCTTGTGGCTGTTGAGAGGGAGGTGATTGTGTATTCGATCGTCCCGCCGCCACCAGTCGGCAAGTAGAACGCACGCATGACATCGGTTGCAATGTCGTCTTCACCAACCGCAGAAAACATCGAACCGCCTGGAATGACAGCCCATTCGCCAATGTCTGGTTGCCAACTATCGCCGCAAGTAACCGCCGAACCATCCGTCAGCATTCGAACAAACGGCCCATCGTGAGCAAGCCCGTAACCGCCCGATTCGACTGGAGCAATGCCGTTAAATAAATAGCCGCCAGCGTCGCCGGAGTCATCGACTGGCTTGTCTATCTTGACGTAATTCTGACCGCCGTACTCGACTGTTCCAGTGCACTGCATGCAGGCAAATGGCGGCACTTCTTCACCGCTATCGTTGCGAAAATAGATCGGTGCCTCTGGCGGAATGAATTGCGAACCTCGCCCCGGTCGATCAATAACAAACCCGCTTGCCTTGAGGTACTTAACAACGTCAAGGACAATCCGCATGTTGTCAGGTGTGGTTACGCCAACCTTTGTCACGCTATGGTTTCGCAGTTAGGCTCGCGATAGATCGGAAATCAAGTAGTGCTGCTGTCGTTGCGAATCCGAGCGACGTAGGAAAGTCTCCAGTCGTCAGGTCGCCGATCGCGCAGATGCCGCCAGCATTTGTGCTAACGTAGTATTCAAGGCCCACTGTCAGCGTCGCGCCAAGATTGACAAGAGAAACGCCCGGCGTAGTTGCTGGAACGGCAATGATAAAATTGCCGTTCGTCGCTGCTGGTGTTAGTGCTATCCCGTCGCATACCGAAGCCGCTGCGGTATCAGCATCTGACTTGTAGTACTTTGAATCTACCGTCGATTTGTAAACCGGCATGCCTTGTGTGATTGCTTCGCCTGCTTGGACACCGCTTGGCCCTTTAGTTGGCGTCGTGCTTGCTCCAGTTGTTACGTTAGCTGCCGTCTGGCTTATGTCTGCCATGTTAAACTAGCCCCAGTGCATTGAAAGGGAGTGAACCTAAGGTCTGTATGAGCAACCAGTGAGCTACTGTTCCGCCAATAGACGCATCGCTGCGCGGTATTTCTGTTCCGTCGGCGTTTAGCAATACCGGCTTGGTTGCTGGTGCTTTTCCTGTTTCGTCCCACGCCGGTCGAGTTGGTCCGCCTGCAACGTCGCGCACGTAAATGCCTTCGTGACGAACACGCTTGTACCATGCTTTATCGGCAGTCGTTCGAAATGGCTCGCGGAACTGAATAACTGCCCGAACTTTCCAGTACTTCAGCGTCCCGTTAATGTACACAGCGTCAGCAACATCATCGACTAATCTAGCTGTTCCAGGTGGCCATCCAAGAAACGTATCTGAATTAGTTGCCCTGCGATACGCTCGCACAGCGTAGCGGTTTACATCCAGATAGTTGCGAGTGATCGTAACAATGTCGTCTGTCAGCCGCTCCGTTAGTCCCTCTATCGACTCACCGTTTGCTGTTACGATCGCCTTGCCATTCCAATCTTCGTCGATGGCTTCGTCAGTCGTTACTCCGCCCCACGAAATCGAATAGCCGTTATCAATCGGACTGCCGCTGTTGCTGTCGCGTTTGATTTCGCCAAAGTATTCAATCTGAACAATCGCGAGAATCGGAGAAACCCGCTGCGGATTCACATCAACAACCTGCACCGCAAAAGTGCCTGGATACAAATCGCCAAGCAGTGGTAAGCCTGCCGAACTGTAGATAACTTCTAAGCGATCATCCGCCGCAATCGTGACCGTGTAAGCCTCAGTAATTGACAGCGTGCCATTGAGTCCATCAGGGCTATTCGCCTTTTGGTTGTCTCTCGACCACATTTTTAGCGCTGGACCTGCTGCCATTACGTTACCACCACTAATTCGGTTTGCGTTTTGGCAGAGGGGCTAGTGCTAAGTGGCAAGCGATCCTTGAGCACCTTTGCGGTTTCTTCGGTGTGCTTGGCTATCTTATCGATGCCCTTTTCGGCTGGTCCGCGAGTGAGTAGGCGAGATTCAGTGGCTTGCGTGCCTGGCTGAACATTCGCAAAAGCCTTGGCAATCCGTTCGTCCTCGCGCTTCTTCTCTGTTGCGATTCGCTCAGCGTCGCGGATAGCTTGGTCAGCATCTTTTTTGCGTTGTGCTTCCGCCTCTTTCTCGGCAGCTTGATTGGCTTCAATCTGCTGCTTTTCGCGCAGTAGTTGCTCGATTCTTGCCTGTATCGCGGGGTCGCCATTGGCCCGCTGCTTGGCTTCAATGCCTGCCTTTTCCAAGTCGTCTTTTGCTCGCAGTAGCTCGAGTTCTTTTTCGAGTGCGGCTAAGTTGCTTTCAGCCTGCTTTTGCAGTGCGTTCTTTTCGCGTATTTGCTCGAGTTCCCTTGCGCCACTGCTCAGCTTCTGTTCAATCTTGGCTTGCTCAGCTTCGATGGTTGCGATGATCTTTTCGGCGGCTGCAACTTCCGCAGCATTGGCTGCTTTTACTTCTTCGTGTTGCCCGAGCCACGATTGAGCCCATGTTACCTCCGCCGCCTGACGCTCTTTGATCTGCTCAACGATTCTTGCTTGCTGCTCTGCTTCTCGCGAAAGTGCCGTATATCGTGCCCTGAATGCTTTGTCCTGCTCGGCGGGATCTTGGATTAGTTCAATCTTCTCCGTTTCAATACTCAGCTTTGTCGATGCAATACGTGCCGCGAGGTCACCAGCTTTCGTAAGCTCTACGTTGGCCTCTTGCAGCATTGCTTTGAATTTTTCGGTTTCGAATACCCAGTTTCCAATTTCGGTGCCGATCTTGAATCCAGCAACAGCCGCGATGCCAGCTAGACCGATCTTTACGCCTGCACCAGCAGACGCAAGTCCGTTTAGCTTGTCGGTTACCTGAGCGACTTCTGACGAGTATGCACCGAGACCAGTTGCCCCAAGTGACTTAGCCAGAGTTCCAAATAGGTCGATACTCGCTTTGCCCGACCTTGCATTAGTCTGAATCCGCTTCAACTGTTGGTCTGCGTTGGCTGCAGTCTTGTTAATGACGGCCGTGGCGGTATCCTGTGCCCCAATTACGATATTGATGTCAGCCGCCACAGTTACCCCCTTTCCATTCGCTCTGCGTCAATCTTGTTTTGCTCGTTAGTCATTGCCGCCCACAGGTCAAGAAACCAAGCCGATTGATCTAGCAGACCGCCAGCCATCGGCAAGAATCCTTTATCCGCCTGCATCGCCATATTGACCGCTGTAGTCAACTCTCTGGTGTATTTCCTCGCGCATTCAGTCAGCTTGGCCTGTCCGTCGTCGCACTCTCCGCACCCGTAGCCGTCGCAACATGGGCACTCAAACTGTGCGTAATCACTCTCGCTTATTCGGTCGAGACATTCGCCGCGGCATCGCTTGCAGATCTGTCCGTTTCTAACTGCTGCGGCAACACGAACTTTTTTCTTTCTTCAGTGCTTAGCACCGCTCCGATAATCGCACCCGAAATCAACTCCCAACATTCCGATTCTGTGAGTATTGCCGTTACGTCTTCCCGCTGTTCGAACATCGCTAGCCGCAGCATCGCTAATCGCAACTCTCGCTTTTTAAGCCTATCCTCTGCGGCAATGTACTGCTCACGCAAACCGTTGATCGTGTCGCTATCGTCCGCACTCAACACTCGCAGCATAAATTGTGGTTCAGTGACTTCGCCGCGATCCTCTTTGAGAACGTACGGAAAGCCGGAGCCTGCTCGTAACTTCGATGCCATAAAATCAGTTCACTAAAGCGGTAAAGGTAATGCTCAACTCTTGGTCGTGAGTTGCCCCGTTTTTGTTGCATTGAAATTCAATTTCGTCCGTCACCAGTCCGTTTCGGTCGCCTTCCTGTAGGTTCATGATCTGAGCTTTTGGAGCGTCGAAGCTAAGTACCGCATCGGAGGTTGATCCGTCTGGACCTTTGCAGTCGAGTTCCAATGCGTACTCAGTCGATGCAAGCCATGCACCCCACCGATCCTGAGCGGCAACGGTTGTAGCTTCGGGGTTGACGTTTATCTTTGGTTGACGATTCGTGATGAACGCGGAGATAAAACCGGCTTCGGTTGTCGGGCACTCGCGCATGATTACCGTGTTGCCAGCGTCGATTACTGCGGACTCAACGCAGAGATTTACATCGTTCCACTCAGCAAGCCCGCCAGCGTAACGCAATGCGGAATCGGTCGGGTAGGTCGGAGCGATAATCGCAACGTCTGTAGGTGCTTGCCATACGCCTGAGAATGTCCAGTCAATGTATCCGAGCCGCCCGGTCGGAAGCGTTACCTTAAACGTGCCCATCGCACCGGCTATCGATTTGAATAGCCCATCCTCATAAAGCCCGATTGTCAGCGTCTTGACGTTACTGCCTGGTGCCTCAGTTCGCGGCGTGTAGACTTGACCCGATTTGACCCATCCACAAGCCGGAAAGAACGTCTCAGCCCATAGCGGTTCCGTTGCGGTTCCGTCCCATTCCAGGTTTGTTCTGAACGTGCATGTACCAGTCCGGCCCGATGGAATGCTCGACAAGTATCCAAATCCGCCTTGACCCTCACGCTGTTCCATCTGCGTCGTGTTTTGGATCATCGCGTTGTAGATGTTCATAGCGGCATCGGCAGTACCCAAGGCTATTGGCGTGCCGATGGTCGCTTCAATCTTTGCGGCTAATACTCTCTTGCGTTTTAAAAACGGCATCGCGCATGCTCAATCCCCTGTAGCGTGCGTGAATAAAACTCGACTGGCTTCGTTGCAACTCCACCAGCCGAGGGCTACAGGTAGCGTTTAAATCGATCGTGATTTCATCAAATTGCCCCTGATTGCTTTAGCGTTAAAAATCGGATTCGTTCGTTGAGTTGTTTGGTCAACTCGTCTTTTGTCTCTTGCTTCACATCGTCTAGTGCGAAGTCTTTGAATATCTCAGCGGCAGCCGGGCCGCTCAGGCTTTGCAGCGGCCCGCGTTGCTTACCAACCCTGCGAATCACTCGGCCCTTGTATCTTGCGACCTTGAACGCACCTGCATCCACCTGTGCCGCGCCTGCTCGAAACACTTTTGTCGTTACGCCCGTTTTCGTTTCGCGTGCCTTGTAAAACTTCAAATTGATTCGCTTAGTTCCCTTGACTGTCACGGTTGCCGATATGTGTTCTGGCGTCGCTTGCGTCGGAACGCTCAGTAGTTTCTTGATGTTCTTTTGTGGAAGTGTGATTACCTTGCCGATCTTCTTGGCTATCAGCGACTTGGTTTTCTTCGCTGTCTTATTGACCACAATTGCCATTTCGCGGCTTAATTTTTTGGTTGTGCCTTCGAGCGTTGCTTTGAGCCTGGCGACGCCCCGTACGTCGATGTCGATCATGCTCGCACCGTGTATGGGTCGGTTTCCGAAACTCGATAGACCACAATTACTGGCACCGTTACCCCGTTCATTTCTCCATCGCTCGGCGGGAATGGTTCGTTCGCTCCAAACCGCGTATCAATTGCATTGCTATTCATCGTGTACCACATCGAACCGTCGGCAGTTATCGCCTTGACGACTGCTGCTACCATCTCGTTTTCGTTGGTTGCATGTGCCGATGTGCTTGTCTCAGCATCCTTGCAAACACACTCAAGGTTGAATGTAATTTGATAGGCCAATGCTGGTGGATTGCCCGGACAATCAAGCTCCGGGACGCGCTCGGAACTGCCCTGAATCACACCAATCCCCAAGTGCTTTCGCTGCCAGTTTTCTCCATTGCGTGTAGGTCGCTTGACTTCGGTGACCGTGAACGCATAACCGCCAATCGTCGTGATGTCTTCAAGACGATCCACGATTTCTAGTGCGATTAACTCTGGTACAGCCGTTGGCATTTATCACCGCACCATAAAGCGGACTACGCCGTTTGCGTCGTCAATGAATCTCGAAATACGCCTCCGCTCAGCAGTCCCGCCAGCTTTTAGCGGGACGCTTATGTCGTCTTGTCCGTCGTCGATTTCACTTGCTGCTATGCCTTCAGTCAGGCTATCCAGTACGCGAATAATCAACGCTTGAGCAACATCGCCGTTACCGCTTGGCACTTCTACATTACGCTCGACGATTCCATCGATAGGCCGACCACTAACACCACCATCTGCATAGTAGGTAAGCGGTTCGCCCATCTCGCGGAGTAGCAACCTAAAGCTATTCCGCTGAAATCGTGTTGCGTGTAAAGTCGCCATCGCTAGATCGTTGTCACATTACTAATCAAGTGGCCAGCCTGTGGATACAGAACCGTTTCGCCTACTTGATGTCGCACGCGAACCACATCACCGCGAACCGTCTCGTCGCGGTATGTTTCGACTGTGCCACCGATTCGCGAGCCGTCCTGGCTCCAGTGGAACGTCCGACCGATGCAAGGGTCACGCATATCCACGGAGTTCGAAACCTTCGCGACCATCGCGTATTCGCTCGACCAAATCTGCGTTGGCGTTGCTGTCTGCCCTTCCTTAGCCGAGTTACGACTCGCACCGGCAACCAGGATGTAAGGCAGGTCAAACACGGCAGCGAGCATGGCGGTCGTAACGTCAGCAGACTTCGCAGGTTGACCCGCGCCGGACGCTTCGATGCGAGCGATAACGTCAGGATGCTTGCGTAGGTTATTGAACACCTTGCGATTGATAATCAACGCATTCGGCCAAAGGCCTGAACCATCGTAGACTTTGTTGCGTGCGTTCTCGATGTCCACGAGTGGCTCGGAGTTGGTCTCGTCGTCCCATTCGTTAGTCGGAGCAGTCGTCAGTGCGGAACCAGTCCATGTAGTTGCGTTAAACACGGCATCGGCTACACGCTTTTCAGCGTTACGCAGAACAGCGGAAAACGCTCGCAAAGTGCTGACAGCTTCGATGTCGAAATACTCGACGTAGTTGGCGACGTCGTTATCGTCGATTGGCTCCTCGGCACCATGCTCTGCGGTAACGTAGGTCGCTGGTGCGAACGTCCATTTACCTCGCGAGTAACCAGATCCGGCCGCTCGCAGCGTGTTACGCTCTTGCAGCAATTGCTCAAGCGAAATCTTTCCGAAGTTACCGGCAGCACTTGCTACGTCGATAACCGGAAAAACCTGTGTTGCGATGAATCCGGCCTCGTCCATCGCAAGGTCAAATTCGAAAAACGATTCCAAGTCAGGGCGGCGTGTTGCCAGCGAACTTGAAGGGGAAGGCATTGCATACTCTCATTTCCCCGATGCAACGCTTTGAACAAATAGTAAAAGACCCCCGGCTTTGGTGGCCACCTCCACCGGGAATCGCATCGGGTCGCTTAATCAGGCACAACTGCAGTAACAACTGCACCTATGGCAGTGTAGCCGTGAGCCATCCATCCGATCGTGTTATCGATCTTGATGAACTTGTGGATTTGAGTATTGGTAAACAAATACTCTTTCGTTCCGTCGCAATCTTCGCTGTTGATTTCTTCACCGCTGGCGGCTGGTGTTCGTACTTCGAAGTTGCCTTGAGCTTGGCCAACAATCGTGATCGTGAAGCCATTCTCAACGCTCGCGAGTGCTGGCAGGACGATCCAGTCGTTTGCGTCGGTTGTGTAGGCATCTACGTAGGCAGCATTGGTTCCAGGTAGAATCGTACTACCTGCACCACTGTCTGCTGCCGCGATCAGCGTCTGCGATGTGAACGCTTGCCCAACATCAGCATGGCGAAGAACTTCTATAACATCGTTATTGGCAGTGGCCGCTTCGAGAGCGGTGCCGATAACAACCGAACCGCTTGAAGCGATCTTGCCGCTTGCCGCCGCGTAGACGGTGACTCCAGCAGTGATTGCAGCACTGGCAACCATCTTGCATGTTCCGGCAGCGGTGCGTAAACGAATCACGCATGTTCCTGCAGCGGTGCATGGTTCTTCCATCGTTCCGAGTTCGACATCGGTGGCACCAGCAACAGCAAGGGCTCCGGTTGTCTTGACTCGCAAGTGCTGACCAATAGCCGCCGCTGCTACATCGGTTTTTGTCGGCGTTTCAACATACTGAGACATATTTTTGGCTCCTAAGCCTGAATGAATTTTGTTTGTGAATCGACGCTTAGCGAGTTGCTTTGACTTCGGCCAGCATTTGCTCACGCAGGCCAGGGTTCTTTTTGTTGGCCATTATTGCGGCCTTCATCTTGCTGCCAGCTTGTGGTAGGCAAGCTGTTACCGCTGCGTCCCATTTGGCAGTTGCGTTGACCGAGTGCGATCCAGCTTTTGCGCGTGCAACTGGCTTGGCTCCACTGCTTGCGGTTGCTTTGGCTGGTGGTTCTTCGGTTTCAGTTTCTTCTTCCGGCATGACTTCGACCTCGACGCCTTCGGCTTTTGCCTTCAGTGCGGTCATTTCTTCGGTCATTGCCGTTAGCTTGGCTTGCAACTCTTGGTTCTCAGTCATCAATTCTTCGGCAGCAGCAGCGGCTACGGATGCCATCGGCTTGTTAGCTTCGAGCATTCGCAGAACAAACTCTGCTTTCGCCTTTGGATACGCCGCTTTGATTTCTTGAATCGTGGCAGCGACCGGCTTTTGCGTGTCTGACATTGGTTTTTCCTTTGTCGGTTCGCGGGTTTCGCCACCGGAGCCAGCGCCAAACAGCGCTGCGTACACTCTCTGCGGCATCTTTTCGTGCTTTGCTTGCGGACTCATCCGCGTTTGTACTTTTGTCGGATTGATGCGGTTCACAAAGCCCATCGCAAGAGCTTCGGAAGCGTTCATAAATGTTTCTTCCTGCATCAATCCGCGAGCTTCGTCCTCGGATAGCCCAGTCTTTTTCGAGTATGCAGAGACCATTGACTGGTCTAGCTTGGCAAGCAGCTCCGCACCCTTTTGCAGGTCGCTCGACGTGCCTTCGGTGTAACTGCTCGGTTCATGAATCATCACATAGCCGTTTTCAGCGATCTCTATTTCGTCGAAAGCCATTGCGATGTAGGACGCAATCGAAAACGCAGTCGATTCAACAATGGCTTTCTTCGGTCCAGGGTAGGACGCAAAAGCTTCGTAAATCGAAAGACCATCAAAGACGCTTCCACCTTCGCTGTCGATGCGTACTGTCAGTGGTTCGGTTGGATCCATTTGTGCAAGCATCGTCTTGACTTGCTGTGATGTGATTCCGCTACCATCATCAGTGCGACCGATCACGCCGAACAGGTTAATTTCGTTGGGCATCTAAAGCCTCCTGATCTTGCTCTTGAATCGCCAGCGACTTCGGATCTTGCATGGTCATCTGCACGCCCATCGGCATTGGCAGATTGATTAACTCGCGCCACTGAACCGGCTGGCCATCGTCAAAGCGAGTGTTGATTTGCTTGGCAGTCGCTTTCGCTGCACCAATCGCATAAGCCATGTCGGCTACAATCTCGTCCGCCACTTCTTCCCACTCCGCCCCACGCTCGGCATGTAGTCGGCGTGGACTCGTCAGTCCGTTTTGCAGTCGGAGTTGATCTCCTTGTGCGTCGCCAACTGGGTCGATGTAAGACCATCTCGGAGCGTTCCACTTGTGGCGATAGATTTCGTTTCCGAGACGACCGAACGCAGAACGCAATGCAGCATCCTCGGCAATCCACTGGCTAACCTTCCACTCGTAAACCGGCTTGTGCAATCGATTTGTTAGGTTGCGTTGATTGGCGCGAAATCCCTTGCGAGCTTCGTCAACTGCACCACGCCAGCCGCTAAAGTTCGTTTCGCTTCCATCCATCAGAACCAAGCACAATGGTAAGCCGAGATTGACGCCAATCATTTGCAGCATCAACTTGACGTGCGAAAAGTATTCGCTGTTTGGAGTTTGCGGGCTGAAGCCTTGCAGTTTCTCGCCTGGCTCGCCTTCGATCTCCATCCCCGGAGCGATGTTGTCGATAATTCGCGTGGATCCAGTTGCGGTAATCTCGGTATCACCATTGCCATAACGAGCGCCTGGCTTTGGTGGCAAGTTGTTAGGCTGTATCGACTTTTCGCGAAATATCGCAAAGCAGCTAACGATTTGCTGCTGTACCAGCTTCGCAAACTGGATGTCCTCAAACATCCCAGCAACCTCAAACACAGGCGCGTACGCTGTCACGCCGCGAGTCATTGACATGCGGCGGTTGTTGTAAACATGGAACAGTTGGCGCATTCCATCGGAGTTCAATACACTTATTGGGTCGCCTTGCTTCTGCTGTCCAAATACGTTTGTTTCTTGAACAATGTGATACTTGAGTCGCTTTCCAAATTCGTCTTTTTCAACTCCGAGAACTGTGTTTTCCGACTTTGAAATAGTTCTGATCGTGTGCGCTTCTAGGAATTGCAATTGTCCATCGTCTGTCGCAATTACTACACAATCGCCATCACGGTGCATTGCATGGCATGCGTGCATCTCGTAATCGTGAAACGTGTATTCGCCTGCGACATCGCAATTATTAGGGTCGTTTGCGAACTCTTGCCAGCGATAGTAAAGCTCATCGTCGAGTGCCTTATCTCCGGTCTGTGGATCAAGCGTGAAACCATCTTGAACGATGTTGGCGACGGCACGAGCTGTAATTTGCCCAACTACGCAATCGTTGCGTTCCAGGTCGCGAGCCTTCTCGATGTCTTGGTAGTAGAGCGATTCTGTCCGGTAGTGGTAATCCGCACCACTGCCCTGTGGCGCGTACCCTGAGCGACGGCGAATGAATCGGCTTTCACGGCTCATCGAGTAGTCGGCGCGTAGGTCTGCAAAATCGGAGACTACGCTCTTAACGTTGCTTCGTCGCTTTGAAGCTGGTAATCGTCTTACGTCTCGAATCATCTGCGGAATCCCTCTCTAGTCGAGAGGAATCGAGAACCGCCACCGCTTTGAGATGATGTATCGTTTTGGGCAATCCAGCGTCTTGCAAATTCTAGTTCTTGCTGAATGTACTGAGGTGCGTATCCCGCTGAACTACCTTGCTCCGCTGAGCTTGATGGGAGAGCAAGAAACCTGCGACAAGCATCGCGATATAGACGAGCACGCTCAACTGAATTTGCTGTTTCATAATCAGCATATTCGCCAAGCGATTCTAAGACTTGATCTACAGTAGGTGCTGCCATGCGATTAAGCATAGCGAGCACTTACAACAAACTGCAACGGATTAAAGCGACTTCGGAATTTCGGATTTACGGAAGCGATCACATTCTGCCAAGCACTCTAAATCTGGACGGTAAACGGTTTTCATATCACACCATAATCTGCTGAACAATCCACCGAACCGCATCGCTAACGGTCGTAACATTCTTTCCGTTAGCCAACTGAACACTCTTAGCCTCAAGAGCATTCCGAACAGACTTCAGCGCGTGAGCCTCAGCACTCGTAAACGTGACATCGACACGCTTTCGGACATAGCCCTCAATCGGCAGCAGCGGAAGCTCAATAACAACCGTATTGAGTTCAGCCGCTTTTGGCTCGGCTGTGTTCGAGTTATCCGGCTGAACCCCAATTTCAACCCCTGGATCGATCTTCGCTTGCGGAAGCTTTGATACGTTACTTGCCATAGTTACCTCTGAGTTGCCACGAATGCCCGGCCATGCCGTGCGTAAGGATTGAAGGCCTCTCGTTTCGGTTGCTGTCGCTCAACAACCGGAGGCGTGTAGGTTGGAACCAATCGAACACCAAGCACCGCTGCCGCTGCCGCTGCATAACCAACACAGTCGAGCCAGTGGTTGTTATGACGGTCGAGAACTTCCCAAACTGTCTTGAAGCCTTTGCCAGGAAGTGGAATGTGTACCAATCGCTCCGATACCATCGACTTGGCGAATTGTGTGTGAAACTTAGTATCGCCATGCGGAGGGCTGAAAACGGCCATCGAGCTAAGCGTTCTGTCTCCATCTGTCCACGGCGAGCGAATTAGCCGCTCCTGTGCCCAATTCTTCCAAAACTCTGTGTTTGGATGGAACAACCATAGCGGCCTGCCTTGCTTGTCTACCGTTTCGCTGGCGTAACATTCAAAGTATGGCATGCAGGTCTTAGATGACTTCTGCGGCATGCTGAACCGTGCCGAATTAGAATCTGGACCCTTGACCGGATAATAATTACCTTCGACCCTGCGACACGCTTCGTAAACAGCTTCTGGCTTATAGCCCGAATCCGCAAAGGTAATGTTTATTTCATATCCTTCGTGAGACTTAGCAAACGATTCAAGAGCATTGAGCATTGCAAGTTCGATCGACTCTTCGCTTGATTTCGTGGTCAAGCCAAAAGTTTGAAATCGCCCGTAGTCGATAATCGCGGAAGTGCCATCGACCGACCAAGCGACGTCTACATACCAACAATTGACCTTGCCCATATCAGTTCCGCGAGTGACTATGGTAGCCCAGTCAGGAACAATCCCCCGCGCATGCTCGCTATTGCATCCCAGAATGTGCTGATACGTCAGATCCATCGTTTGAATCTGCTCGGCTTCTGGCGGGTCGTTTTGGTATTCCGTGCAATACGCATCCATCGAAGTGTCAGCGATCTGATTAAACGCTTGCTGTAACGACGAATGAACCATAGCCGCACCGCCTGGGTGCAGCACTGGAACAAACTCGTCAGTAATCATTTCGCAGCCATCGTCCATCGCCTGGCGGTTGTCTAGGTAATGCTGAACTGCATTGCATCCGTACTCGTCTCCTGCCTCTTGGTCAGCGTGCCTCTTGGCGATGTAGTCCTCCCACATCGCCATATTCTTCGGCCAACTCACCACCATTCCAAACCGCTTTCCGTTGTAGGCTGGCTTTTGCTTCGGATCGGTTAGTCGGTAGCTGAGACAGAACCGATTCTGGACAGTCGTTAGCACAACAATGGTGATGTTTTTCTCCTGCGACTTGAGCCCAGAAATGTCCTGGTCGATGATCAGCTCTCGGTT